GAGAAGAGGAGTTGCTATCTAGAGCTGAGGATATGATCTCAGCAGGACAAGAAGACTCTGAAGAATACAAGTTTATAACAGCTTGGCAGAAAGCACAGAAATATGGACGCCCACACACAGTCCAAGACATGCTAGCATATACGCATTACTCTACCTCTGAAAATGACATGGAGGAGAAAGAAGCCCTTCAATCGTTCGTGGATTGGTTTGCAGGCTTGGAAGGTCCGCTTGTCTCTGTTGGTCACAATATCAAATCCTTCGATAGAAGAAGGATTATTGAAGAAGGTCAAAGGCTAGGTGTTGACACTACTGCTTTTGAAGATATTGATATTTTTGATACAATTAGTTTCCAAAGAAACTTATTCAAATTGATCGCTCAAGAGTTAAGACACGATCATGAAAAAATGTCTAAATTTTTCTATGAATACAAAGACAAGATTAGCGGAGAGCTAAGACATGGTTTTACTTCTCCTCTACAAAGAATGATTGATAATTATGGTCCCGGACCAGACTATGTTCAATTGCACACCGCCGTTGATGATACAGAACAGCTCGTTACAGCATTCTTCAACATTTACAAGGAAGTCAAGGAGTTGGTAGGAGCGGACGATAACTTGGGCAGCATGACAGGTCATATCAACACCAAAAGAGCAAATAAAGAAATGGGAACTGATTTGCAAGATCCAATAGAGATCAGCAAAGCCATATCTAGATTTAGAAGAGATTAGTGAGGAATAGTGATTGTAAGTACACCATACACAGAAGTATATATTAAAAAATCTTTTTTATCTGGTAATCCAAATTATGGAAAAGACGAGACAATATTTGGAATATTATATGGAATAAGATTTGTAAGGGCTCGAGCACCCCTTTATATCACCTATCTTCCTTCTATGGGAGCATTATATGACAAGGTTGATCAATGTGCCATCTTTAATAGGTCCGAGACCCCAGATCGACAAATTAAAATGAGTGACGTTGCTTGGTGGGATTGCTTATCCGACTATTGGCAATTGACTCAAATCCAAGGCCTGCGAGGTATGGATGTAGAAATGTTCAATCGCAAGAATCACAAGTGGGAAGGAAACTATCTTTGGACTTGTGATCCTCAAAGACCAAGAGACATGACCGACTACGGACAATCAGAGTGTTGGCACGAACATAAAACAAAGACATACTTTTTTGACGATGAAACAGGAGTTCTTTGTTGTGGCCCAAACAATAAGATGAGATTTTTGGACAACTCTCTTTGTCCAAAAGAACTCGAGATACCTTACTGGATGAAGGTCTATAAAGATATGGATTCTTCAGAAAGAGTCACACATGAGGACGACGGAGATAGATTAGGAGAAACTGATAGGTGGGATTATGAAAAATAAAGATCCAGATTATATTGCAAAGCTTGAAAAAGCAATTGCTGATAAATATGGCAAAGAAACGGTAGAGCACCCAAAGGCAAGTTGGGATGAAGAAATGGAAAGATTTTATTTATCTGACTTAAAAACAAATTCCCGACACTTAAACGAGGAACAAGAGAAGGAAGAGGTAAGTGGTGTTTTAATTTCAAAAGAACTACTTAATAGAGAATCAAGACGCTCTTGTCCGACATGCAATATATATTCATTCAAATCTGTCGATGATTTATATATGACAAAATTTGATTGTTGCTTTAAGTGTTATGTTCAGTGGGTTGAGGGTCGAGAAGAAAGATGGAAATCAGGTTGGAGACCAAATAAATGAGCAAAGAAACATTAGAAATTATCAGAGGCTTATCTCAAGCCGCAGCTAACGCTTATGACGGCGGCCACTTGGAGAACTACTCTCTCGACGGACAAGTACGCACCACAGGCTTAAAACGAGAAGAAGGCATTCCTTTGCTTGATAAGCGCTGCATTGACGGATTCAAAGTAAAGTTTTATGGCGATTCAATGATTATCAACTATCAATCCGACGTAATGATGAAAGACTTAAAAGACGATGGATTTGAAAATGAAATCGCACAAACTATTAACGAAGTTAAAAAGTTTTTACAAAAAGAGTATAAAGCAATTACAGGTAATTCTGTTTCTTTAACTCCCAAAGGCGAACCTCAGATCATTGTACAAACAACGTCTAGAGTTCGCACTTTTGTTCAAGCATATCAACATTATAAAATTGGTGGCTTGCAAATGGATCAAATTGGTGCTCCTTCTGAACCTTCGGTTCGAGATATCACAAAAAGATTTTTGGAGACAGCAAAAGCAAAGCGTCCTCAAAACGAGTTCATTAAGGCCTCAGACAACGAAAAGAAATAGGGGAGTAAATGAAACTCACCAAAAATGAAATCGTTAAAGAAATTGTAAAGTGCGGAAAAGATCCTCAATATTTCATTGACAATTATTGTAAGATCTCGCACCCACTGAAAGGTCAGATACCGTTCAAAACTTATGACTATCAGAAAGATCTTCTCAAGGACTTTAACGATTATCGTTTCAACGTAATTTTAAAAGGCAGGCAGCTTGGGATCTCAACAATCTCAGCTGCTTATGTTGCTTGGTTCATGCTGTTTCACCGAGAAAAGAACGTTCTCGTTATTGCAACGAAACTCACCACAGCAACAAACCTTGTAAAGAAGGTTAAGATGATTTTCAAAAACCTTCCTTCTTTCATGTTGATATCAAAGATTGCGGTTGACAACAAGCAATCATTTGAACTCACAAATGGCTCTCAAGTAAAAGCCGCAACCACTTCTGGAGACGCTGGTCGTTCGGAAGCTTTGTCATTGCTCATTATAGACGAGGCAGCGTTCGTTGACGGCCTCGAAGAGTTATGGACGGGTCTTTACCCTACTTTGTCAACAGGGGGGCGCTGTATCGCATTGTCGACGCCTAATGGGGTAGGAAATTGGTTCCACAAAACCTATAGCGAATCCGAGACCGGATTGAATGATTTTCACCCAATTAAACTTATGTGGGACGTTCACCCTGAGCGAGACCAAGAATGGTTCGAGAAAGAAACTCGAAACATGTCCAAGCGTCAAATCGCACAAGAGCTTGAGTGCTCTTTTAATGCTTCAGGAGAAACAGTAATCAACCCTGAAGACCTTGAGAGAATTATTCATGACGTTCAAGACCCAATATATAGAACTGGGTATGACAGAAACTTTTGGATATGGGAGAAGTTCCAAGAAGGAGTCCCTTATATTCTTTCCGCTGACGTTGCTCGTGGAGACGGGGCTGACTTTAGTTGCTTTCATATTGTTCGGGTTGACACAATGACAGTTGTAGCCGAATATCAAGGTAAGCCCGATCTAGATATGTATTCGAGGATTTTATATGACGCAGGGACAGAATATGGCACCTGCCTACTCGTAGTTGAAAATGTTGGAGTTGGTATTGCTGTCTTGGAAAAACTTAAAGACATGCAATATAAGAAACTTTATTATTCAATTAAATCAACTCATGAATATGTTGAGGCATACTTAGCCGAACATGACGAAAGAGCAGTTCCCGGATTTACAACCTCAACAAAGACAAGACCATTAATCGTTGCCAAATTGGAGGAGTACGTCAGAAACAAACTAATTACTATGCACTCCTCTAGAGTATTTCATGAATTGAAAACTTTTGTATGGGTTAATGGCAAGCCGCAGGCTATGCGTTCTTATAATGATGATTTAGTTATGTCTTTGGCGATTGCCTGCTGGGTTCGAGATACAGCCCTATCAGAAAACGAAAGAGATATGGCTTACAAGAAAGCAATGTTAGGCGGAGTATTCAAAAGTACAACAACAATGAATACGCAAATCAAAGGCCAGAAATTCTACAACGAAACATTTAATGAAAAACACCAAGAGGAGATACAGAAAACAAAAGATTTTCTCTGGATATACAAAGGATAGAATATGGCTCGCAATGATAGAAACCCAAATAACAACCAAAGTGATTTATTTAAAACTCTGACTAGGTTGTTCTCTGGACCGATTACACAAAGAAGAACTCAATCAGGGCGACAACTAAGACGAAGACACTTGGACATTTATGCAAATCGTTTTAGATCTGCTTCAGGTCAACAGTTCAAAAAGACCGAATACAATCCAATGAATATCATGACGCTCAATATGATCTCGAACAGAAACCGAGCAGAGCGTTATGTTGATTTTGACCAAATGGAATTCACTCCTGAGATTGCTTCGTCTCTTGATATCTACGCAGACGAAATGACAACCCACTCAGCCCTAACTCCAATCCTACATATTAAATGTCCGAACGACGAAATTAAATATGTTCTCCACGCATTGTATTATAATATTATGAACATTGAGCATAACCTCTTTGGTTGGGCGAGAACAATGTGTAAATATGGAGATATGTTTTTATATCTTGACTTGGACGAACATAAAGGTTTGCAAAACTGTATCGGATTGCCTCCACAAGAAGTTGAGAGACTTGAGGGTGAAGACCCAACAAATCCAAACTACATTCAGTTCCAATGGAACAATGCAGGTTTAACGCTCGAAAATTGGCAAATGGCGCATTTTCGTATCTTAGGTAATGACAAACATGCCCCATACGGAACAAGCGTCCTAGAGCCCGCTAGACGCATTTGGAGACAGCTTACGCTATTAGAAGACGCAATGATGGCTTACAGAATCACTCGTTCACCAGAGCGTCGTGTGTTTAAGATTGACGTTGGAGGAATTGCTCCTCAAGACGTTGAGCAGTACATGCAGAAAGTTATGACTCAAATGAAGCGTCACCAAGTTGTTGATCCCAACACAGGGCGTGTAGATTTGCGCTACAATCCACTTTCAATTGAAGAAGACTACTTTATCCCTATTAGAGGCGGACAGTCTTCCACAAACATTGAGAACCTTCCCGGAGGCCAATTCACAGCGCAGATCGAAGACGTTAAGTATCTTCGAGACAAATTATTTTCTGCTTTGAAAGTTCCCCAATCTTATCTATCAATGGGAGAAGGCGCCACAGAAGACAAGACAACTCTCGCTCAGAAAGATATCAGATTCGCAAGAACCATTCAAAGATTGCAAAGAGTTATCCTAGCAGAGCTTGAGAAGATTGGAATCATTCATCTTTACACTCTCGGATATCGTGGAGACGATTTGTTGACATTTAAATTGTCTTTAAACAATCCTTCAAAGATTGCTGAAATGCAAGAGCTTGAACATTGGAAAACCAAATTCGATATCGCAGGTGCTGCTACAGAAGGATTCTTCTCTCGACGTTGGATCTCTGAGAATCTTCTTGGATTATCTCAAGACGAATATCTCCGTATGCAAAGAGAAATGTTTACAGACAAGAAGTTTATGGCTGCTCTTGAAGCTGCCGCTCAGCCACCCGAAGAAGGAGGCGGAGACTTAGGTGGTGGAGGCGACCTCGGAGGAGGTGGCGATCTTGACTTAGGTGGAGGAGGAGATCTTGGCGGAGGAGACTTAGACCTTGGCGGAGACACAGAACCAGCGCCAGAACCAGCAGGCGATACAGGAGGTGGTGAGTCCGACTTATTAGCTGAGCCACCAGCAAAGCGTGATGACGATGCAAAACCTCGAGGCCCTTACAAGAGACACAAGCTCACATATAAAAAAGGCGGAATGAAAAAGAATATGATTAACACTGGTCTTGGTGAAACAGGGACAGCAAGAACAACTTGGCCCGGCAAGGTTGGCTTCGGCGGAATGGATTCTTTAGCCAGAGGGGTGACAGAATCAGTAGACTTCGAGGAAGAGGAACTATTTAGATCCGAGAGTCAAATTAAGACTCTGCTAGAATCATTGAAAAGAAAGGAAGATACAGATGAAACATAATAAGAAAAGAAATACCGCTTTTCTTTACGAATGTCTGATTCGTGAATTGACAAAAGCAATTATCAAAGAAGACAAACAAAAGCAAATAAAAGTAAAGGGTCTTTTAGTAGAGTTCTTCACAAAAGGAAAGGTTCTTTCTCAAGAGCTTGCTCTTTACAAGTCTCTTTTGGAAACTAAAGAAACAAATACTGAGTTCTCAAAGAGACTAATGGTCGAGGTTAAAAAAGATTTTGAATCATTAGAGCGCAAGAAGATATTCAACGAACAAACAGCTTTGATTAACAAAATCAATAAAGCATTAGGCAACGGAGTATTCTCAAACTTTGTGCCAAATTATAAAGACCTTGCAACAATCGGGTTGTACTTTCAAAACTCTGGGCTTGGAGCAAAGAAAAGAATCATGCTCGAGGACAAAGTGGTAAATTATCTTACCAGATTAGACGAAAGCCAGACAGAATTAAAACCAGTTGATCAACTTGAATTTAAAATGTTTGTAAAAAGATTCAATGAAACATACGAACACTCTTTATTAAGAGAGCAAAAAGAACTATTGAGTAATTATATTGTGTCATTTTCTGACAATGGGCTTGGTCTCAAAGTTTATTTAAATGACGAAATTGGACGCCTCAAAGAGGCCGTAAATCACGAGATTGTAGAGAACCCAAATTCGACCTTAAGCGAAAATTTTAAAAAAGTTAAGGCAAAGCTGGACAACTATGCAAAAGTTCCCTTAAATCAATCTATAATCGAAGAGATTTTCTATATCCAAGACCTTATTGCGGAGGTAAAAAGAAATGCCGATTAATATTACAATCAAATCCGAAGAAGAAGAGCAGGTAGCACCTGAACCAGAAGGAATTAAGATTGAAATCGTTCAGAAGGATGAGGTCAACTTTAAACTAATGACTCGCTCTGCTATCAATGGCGACATTATGATTTTGGATCATAAAGACATTGATATTGTTTTAAAGCAGAAGGATAGCAAAATTTTAGCTTTTGCCAAAGAAACTATTTCTGACTATACCTATGGAGCTGAAGCTCGTTTATTAGAGTTTTTGAGACGCAAGGGCATATTAGAATATGATTCAATTCAAGGTGGAAATATCTATGGATCTCTTGAGGGCAAATTAATGACCTCTGAGGAAGTTGAAGTTAACAAGGTTGCTTTAAAAGTTATCTCTGAGTGGATGGAAACCGAGGATTCATATCTTAAAGGCACAACAGCTTATGACGAAATGAGCGACGATCATTTGATTAGCCCCGACGGAGAATACTCTACAGAGCTTGGCGAGGTTCCCGCTGAAGAACAAAAAGGTTCAATCCTTCAGCATAATCTATTTGCTCCTTACCTATATGGAAGGTACACTTACGAATGAAACACTGGAAACCATTATTTATTGAAAATAGTAAGATTCCTGTTTGGCTATCTTACATTGCACCTATCGAGATTGGAGCAATCACTCTTGGGCCAATTGTAATCTCTCGAGACGAGAT